ATGTCGAATGGGGTGAGGACCATGCCGGAGCTGACGGCAGGGCGGCGGGCTCGTTTGCATGCGCTGCGGGCCTTGGCCGAGGGCGGACATGCGACGATCGAGCGCCTGGCCCTGGCCAGCGGCCGATCTGCCGGAACATTGCGGCGGCTCGCGCACACGGAAGGCTGGAAGCTGACCGAGGCCGGCCCGCAGGATGTTTCGGCCCGCATCCGCAAGGCGGCCGGCATGGTCCTCGGCAAGGTGGAGGAACTGGGCCGCGCGGCCGAGGACGGCGGCGGCATCGACAAGGGCGCCATCGACGGCTTGATCGCCATGATCCGCGGCCTGGAGAAGATCGGCGAAATCATGCGGCCGGAAGAAGCCGCCAGGGAAAACCAGATCAGGGACAATGAGGACCTTGCCGACACGCTGCGACGAATTGAGGAACGCATCGTCGAGCTTGCGGGCGAACTCGCAACTCGAATGGTTGAGGAGAAATCTGCAGCCGCAGGAGGCGTGGAAGGCGGCGCATGAATGGCTGATCTGCGGGCGTGCCAGCCAGCTCCAGCTTGGGCACGACCCGGCCGGCTGGCTGGTGATGGGCGGGCGCGGTTCGGGCAAGACCCGGCTGGGTGCGGAATGGGTGATCGCGCTGGCGCGCGGGTTGCCCCCTTTCGCGCGGCCCGGCAACCGGCACGGGCTGATCGCGCTGGTGGGCGAGACGCTGGGCGATGTGCGCGAAGTGATGATCGACGGCGCTTCCGGCATTGCCAGCGTGGCGCGCGACGACCGGCCGCGCTACGAGGCGTCGCGGCGCCGGCTTTTGTGGCCGAGCGGGGCGGTGGCGCAGGCGTTCTCTTCCGAAGACCCGGAAAGCTTGCGCGGGCCGCAATTCGCGGCTGCCTGGTGCGATGAACTGGCCAAGTGGAAGAATGCCGAGGCGACCTACGACATGCTGCAGTTCGGCCTCAGGCTGGGCGAAAGGCCACGCCAGCTCATCACCACCACCCCACGCTCGACGCCGCTGATGAAGCGGCTGCTGGCCGATCCTTCCATGATGCTGACGAGGCTCGGCACCCATGAGAACCGCGCCAATCTGGCGCCCGGGTTCATCGAGGCGATCGAGCGGCGCTATGCGGGCACGCGGCTGGGGCGGCAGGAGCTTGGCGGTGAACTGATCGAGGACCGCGAGGACGCGTTGTGGTCGCGCGCCATGCTGGAGCAGGCGGCGATGACTGCGGCGAGCACAGAATTGCAGCGGATCGTGGTGGCGGTCGACCCACCGGCAAGCTCGCGCCGCACCTCAGATGCCTGCGGCGTCGTCGCGGCGGGGCTGGATGCGCAGGGTTTTGCGGTTGTTCTGGCCGACGAGACGGTGCGGGCGGCCAAGCCCCGGCAATGGGCAGCGAAGGCCATTGCCCTGTTTCACCGGCTTGAGGCGGATTGCATCGTGGTGGAAGTGAACCAGGGCGGCGAGATGGCGACGGCGGTGCTGCATACCGTGGACCCCGCCGTGCCGGTAAAGCCGGTGCGGGCGAGCCGTGGAAAATGGCTGCGGGCCGAGCCGGTGGCGGCACTCTACCAGCAGGGCAGGGTGCGCCATGCCGGCCGCTTTCCCGAGCTGGAAGACGAAATGTGCGATTTCGGCCCGGACGGTTTGCCCGGTGGCCGCTCGCCCGACCGCATGGATGCGCTGGTCTGGGCGATCACAGAACTGTTGTCCGGCCGGGGTCCGGCCCCGCGCATCCGCGATTTTCTTTAACCGACAGGATCAGCAATGGCTTGGAAATGGCCCTGGCCCCGAAGCGCGGGGAATGGCGGCGCGCGCCTTGAACGCAAGGAAGCCGGACCATCCGGCTTCATCGCCTTTCATGCGCAGGGCGAGGCGAACTGGACGCGGCGCGATTATGCGACGCTGGCTCGCGAGGGCTTCATGCGCAACCCGATCGTGCACCGCGCGGTGCGGCTGATCGCCGAATCGGCGGCCAGCATCCCCTGGCTGCTTTATGCCGGGGCCAGGGAGATCGAGGCGCATCCGCTGCTGGATCTTCTGGAGCGGCCGAACCAGCGGCAGGCCGGCGCGACCTTTCTGGAAGCGCTCTATGGGCATCTGCTGCTTGCCGGCAACGCCTATGTCGAGCTGGTGGAAGCAGGCGCGGACGCGCGCGAACTGCATCTCCTGCGTCCCGACCGGGTGACCGTGGCGACGGATGCCGCCGGCTGGCCTGTGGCGCTGGATCATCGCGAGGGTGCTGCAACGCGGCGGGTTGCGCTCGATGCCGGCGGCGCGGTGCATCTGACGCTGTTCCATCCGCTGGAGGACCACTACGGCTTCCCGCCGCTGGAGGCGGCGCTGATGGCGCTCGATACGCACAATGCGGCCGGACGCTGGAACAAGGCGCTGCTGGACAATTCCGCCCGGCCTTCGGGTGCGCTGGTCTATGCGCCGAAGGAAGGCGGCAACCTGACCGATGAGCAGTTCGACCGGCTGAAGGCCGAACTGGAGCAGGGCTATGCGGGCGCCAACCGTGCCGGCCGGCCGCTGCTGCTGGAAGGCGGGCTCGACTGGAAGGCGATGGGGCTGACGCCGCGCGACATGGACTTCGTCGAGGCCAAGCATTCGGCCAGTCGCGACATCGCGCTGGCCTTCGGCGTGCCGCCCATGCTGCTCGGCATTCCGGGCGACAACACCTATGCGAATTATCAGGAAGCGAACCGGGCCTTCTACCGGTTGACCGTGCTGCCGCTGGTGGCGCGCACCGCCAAGGACCTCTCGGCGTGGATAGCACCGGTCTTCGGAGACGGCCTGAGGCTCTGGTACGACGCCGACCGGGTCGACGGGCTGACCAGCGACCGCGATGCGCTGTGGGCACGCCTGGAGGCCGCTTCCTTCCTGACGGACGATGAAAAACGCGAGGCAGTCGGCTACCAGCCGCGCCGCGGATGACGAGGAAGGAGACCTGTCATGACCGACATGTCGCAGGGAAGCTGGCTGTGGGCGGCAAAGGGGGCCGGCGCAATCGCCGGTTCGGCCGCATCGCTGGTCTACATATTGCCGCAGGGGCGGCGGGAAGCGGCATCGCGCTTCATCGTCGGCGTGATGTGCGGCCTGGTGTTCGGCGGCACCGCCGGCCTGAAGGTCGTGACCGACCTCGGCATCGAGGAGCGGATCGGTTCCTCCGAAATGATGCTGATGGGATCGGCGCTGACGAGCCTGTGCGCCTGGTGGGCGCTGGGTTTCGTGCTCAAGCTTCTGGGCCAGTATCGCCCCGGCCGGTCGGCCCGCAGGCAAACGGGAGGCGACGACGATGAAAACTGACGCGTCTGCCCTGCGCTATGAGCGCAAATTCGTCGAGCTTACCGTCGACGAGGTCGAGCCGGACGGCAGTTTCTCCGGCTATGCCAGCCTGTTCGGCGTGGTCGACCTCGGCAAGGACGTGGTGGAGCCCGGCGCTTTCGCCAAGTCGCTGCGCCGCCGGAAGGTTTCCGGCATCCGCATGCTCTACCAGCATGACGCGGCGCAGCCGATCGGGGTGTGGACCGAAATCCGGGAGGACCGGCGCGGCCTGTTCGTGCGGGGCCGGCTCACGCCTGGCGTGCAGCGCGCCGATGAGGTGCTGGCGCTGCTGCGCAGCGGCGCGCTGGACGGCCTCTCCATAGGCTTCAAGGCCGTGCGCACGAGGCGCGACGCGGCCAGCGGCACCCGCCGCATACTGGAGGCCGACCTGTGGGAAATCTCGGTGGTGACCTTTCCCATGCAGCCGGCCGCCCGTGTCGAAACCGTGAAGGCGAAGCGCCGCAAGCCGCACGCTGCCGACGAGGGCGGCGTGCGCCCCCTCACCAAGGCGATCCGCCACGCCATAAGCATCATCAACCCGAAAGGACGTTCTCTATGAATGCATCGCAAACTGCCCAGCCGCTCGAGACCAAGTCGTTGAGCGGCGACTATCTGGACCTGAAGGACGCCTTCGGCGAGTTCATGTCCACCTTCGAGGCCTTCAAGGAAAGCAATGACGAGAAGCTGGCCGAGATGGAACGCCGCTTCGGTGCCGATGTGGTGACCACCGAGAAGGTGGAGCGCATTTCCCAGACGCTGGACGAACAGAAGCGGGCCATCGACCGGTTGTCCCTGAAGCGAGCACGGCCGGTGCTGGACCGCGAACATGGGCCGCTGGCTTCGGAGCACAGCCAAGCCTTCGATGCCTATATGCGCAGCGGCGACGATCGCCATCTGCGCGCGCTCGACACCAAGGCCATGTCCTACGGCTCGGGCCAGGACGGCGGCTATCTGGTGCCGGCGGAGACGGAGGCCGCAATCGGCAAGCGGCTTGCCGCGATTTCGCCGATCCGGGCCATCGCCTCGGTGCGGCAGGTGTCGTCCGCCGTGCTGAAGAAGCCGTTCGCGGTCAACGGCCCGGCAGTCGGCTGGGTGGCGGAAACGGCGGCGCGCCCGCAGACCAACACGGCGACGCTGGCGGAATTGCAGTTCCCGACCATGGAGCTTTACGCCATGCCGGCCGCGACCGCGACGCTGCTGGAGGACGCGATCGTCGATCTCGACCAATGGATCTCGGCTGAGGTCGAGGCCGCCTTCGCCGAGCAGGAAGGGGCGGCGTTCGTATCCGGCGACGGCACGAACAAGCCGAAGGGCTTTCTCGAGTACACCAAGGTTGCCGAGACCTCCTGGGCGTGGGGCTCCATCGGTTACACGTTGACCGGCGTGGACGGCGCTTTCGCGGCCGATGACGAATCCGACATCCTGATCGACACCGTCTATGCGCTGAAGGCGGGTTATCGCCAGAATGCGCACTGGGTGATGAACCGCAAGACGCAGGCGGCGATCCGCAAGCTGAAGGACGGCGACGGCAACTATATCTGGCAGCCGCCGGCCGGCCCCGGCCAGAACGCCATGCTGATGGGCTTCCCGCTGGTCGAGGCCGAGGACATGCCGGACATCGGCCCCGACACCACGCCGATCGCGTTCGGCGATTTCGGACGCGGCTATCTGGTGGTCGATCGCGCCGGCGTGCGCGTGCTGCGCGATCCCTATTCCGCCAAGCCCTATGTGCTGTTCTACACGACCAAGCGCGTCGGCGGCGGGGTGCAGGATTTTGACGCCATCAAGCTGATCAAGTTCGGCACGGCTTAAGCCACACCCGCGCGACGTAACTGCCGACGCGGCCCCGGTTTCCTCTGCCGGGGCCGCTTTTTTGTCCCCATCACAAGGCGATTGCATGACGCTGATCAGAACCGTGGAGCCTTCCGCCGAGCCGGTGACGCCGGCCGAGGCGAAGGCCCATCTTCGCATCGACCATTCCAGCGAGGATGACCTGCTGGCGGGACTCATCCGGGCCGCGCGCGAGGAGGTCGAGCGGGCGACCGGCCTTGCGCTGATCGACCAGAGCTGGAGGTTGGCGCTGGACGCATGGCCGTGCAGCGGCGCGGTGTCGATTCCGCTGCATCCCGTGCGCGAAATCCTCTCGGTGACGGCCTATGGACCGGATGGCGAAGCTTCGCTGATCGATCCGGCCACCTATCAGGCCGATACCGCGTCGCGGCCGGCACGCATGATGTTTGCGCGGCCCCCTGCGGCGCTGCGGGCCATGAACGGCATCGAGATCGATTTCACCGCCGGCTTCGGCGAGGCGGGAACCGACGTGCCCGACCTCCTGCGCCGGGCGATGCTGCTTCTCGTGGCGCATTGGTACGAATTCCGCACCGCCTTTGGTCCGAAGGACCAGCCGGTCGGCTATCCGGCCGGTTATGACCGGCTGATCGCGCCGTTCCGGACGCGGAGGCTCTAGATGCTGGCTTCGTTCCTCAACCCCGGCGCGCTGCGCACCGAACTGGCGCTCGAAAAGGCCGAGGCGCTGGCCGACGGTATGGGTGGATTTTCCGACCAGTGGAGCGAGGTCGCGACGGTTTTCGCGCATGTCGAGCCCCTGGCGGCGCAAAGCCGTTTCGGGGCCGACAAGATGCTGGAAACGGTGACGCATCGCATCACCCTGCGCAAGCGCGCCGGCATCGATGGCGGCATGCGGTTCAAGCGTGGCGGCCGAATCTTCGAAATCGTGACTGTGCACGACCCGGACGAGACCGGCCGCTACCTGGTCTGCCGGGTAAAGGAGGGCGGAACATGAATATGGGCATTGCGTTGACGCTCGATGGGCTGGTGCGCGCCTTGCGCTGGAAGGCGCATGAACTGGCCGAACGGATCGAACTTCGCCGGCCGGCATCGCCGCGCAATCCCGGCCGGCAGGAGACGGAGGAGGCGCGCGATGACCGCGGCTTGCGCTGACCTGCGAAAGGCCATGTTCGAGGCGCTGACGGGCGATGCGGCGCTTGTCGCCCTGCTGGGTGGCGCCAGCATATTCGACAGGGCGCCCACGGATGCCACATTTCCCTACGTGACCTTCGGCCGGACGAGCGTCTTCGACTGGAGCACATCGACCGAACGGGGTCTCGAACATCTTGTCACGCTGCATGTCTGGTCGAAGGCGAAGGGCAAGAAGGAGGCCTTCGCCATCCTCGATGCCGTGCGCGGCGCGTTGCAGGGGCCGCTGGTCCTGGACAGCCAGCATCTGGTCAACTTCCGCTTCGAACTCGCGGAAGTGACGTTCGACGACGACATTGCCGTCCATCACGGCCTGCTGCGATTGCGCGCCGTGACCGAGGACGCCGGCTGATCCTTCCATTCCATTGCAATCAGGGAGACCGATATGGTCGCACAGAAGGGCAAGGACCTTCTTCTCAAGATCGATTCCGACGGGCAGGGCGCTTTCGTCACCGTCGCCGGACTGCGCACCAAGCGCATCGCCTTCAACAGCGAGACGGTGGATGTGACCGATGCGGATTCGGCCGGCCGCTGGCGCGAGCTGCTGGCCAGCAGCGGCGTGCAGCGCGCGGCGGTGAGCGGCTCCGGCATCTTCAAGGACGCGCAGTCCGATGCACTGATGCGGCAGTGCTTCTTTGCCGGCGATATCGTGGACTGGCAGCTTGCCGTGCCGGATTTCGGCGTGGTTTCCGGGCCGTTCCAGATCACGTCGCTCGAATATACCGGCGCGCATGACGGTGAGGTCACCTTCGAGGTGGCTCTGGAATCGGCGGGCCAGATCGGCTTTGCGGTGGCGCCATGAGCGTCAACCGCAGGCGCGGCGAGATCGCCGCCGAACTCGACGGCAGGCCGTTCCGGCTGTGCCTCACGCTGGGGGCGCTGGCTGAACTGGAGGCGGCCTTCGCCGCCGACGACCTCGGCAGGCTGGTCGAGCGTTTTGCCAGCGGCAGGCTTTCGGCGCTCGACATGATCCGCATCATCGGCGCTGGCCTGCGCGGCGCGGGCGAGGCGATGAGCGACGAGGATGTCGGGCGCATGAGCGCGCCGGGCGGCGTGGCGGGCTTCGCGGCAATCGTGAGCGATCTGCTGACGACGACGTTCGGCGGCCCTTCGAGCGGAGATGCCGCGCCGCGCCCTTGAGCGCCGCAGCGGGCGGGCCGGCCTTTCCATGGGACGAGGTCATGGCGACCGGTCTCGGCCTGCTGCGGCTTTCCCCGAGAGATTTCTGGGCGATGACGCCGCTCGAGTTCGAGCGGGCGGCGCGGCCGTTTTCGCAGCACCGGCAGGCCGCGCCCGCGCGTGCCGACCTGGCGAACCTGATGCGGGCATTTCCCGACACACATGACGAAGGAGGTGGAACATGGCCGAAGATGTGACGGTGGCCATCAAGGCCGATGTCGCGCCGTTCCAGACGGCGCTCGCCAATCTGGAAAAGCTGTCCGACGGCTTCGGCGCCAATCTGGCCGGGGCCATGAAGCAGGCGGTGGTCGGCGGCAAGGAACTGGACGACGTGCTGCGCAGGCTGGCGCTCAACCTGGCCGGCATGGCGCTTTCGCAGGGACTGAAACCGCTGCAATTGCTGGCGGGATCGCTGTTTTCGGGTCTGCTGGGTGGGTTGGGAGGGGCCTTGCCTTTCGCCAAGGGCGGGGTGGTGCCCTTCGCATCGGGCGGCGTGGTGTCGTCGCCGACCTATTTTCCGCTGGGCGGGCAGATCGGCTTGATGGGCGAGGCGGGCAGCGAGGCGATCCTGCCGCTGCGGCGCGGGGCTGACGGCAGCCTCGGCGTCGCCGCCGGCGGGGCAAGCGCACCGGTCAATGTCGTCTTCAACGTGACGGCGCAGGACGCCGCCTCCTTCCGCAAATCCGAAGCGCAGATCACCGGCATGCTGGCGCGTGCCGTGTCGCGCGGAACACGAACCTTCTGAGGTGTTGGGTGTCCGAACTCGCAAGCTTTCATGACGTGCTGTTTCCGCTTGCCGTCTCCTTCGGGGCGACTGGCGGGCCGGAGCGGCGCAACGAGATCGTGGCGCTGACCTCCGGCCGCGAAAAGCGCAATGCGCGCTTTGCCCATTCGCGCCGGCATTACGATGCGGGCACGGGGCTGCGGTCGCTGGAAGACCTGCACGAGGTGCTGGCCTTCTTCGAGGCGCGGCGCGGTTCGCTGCATGCGTTCCGCTTTCGTGATCCGTTCGACATGAAATCCTGCGCGCCGACGAAAAGTCCGTCGCCGCTCGATCAGGCTCTTGGCATCGGCGACGGCGCGACGCGTCGCTTTGCGCTGGTCAAGACATATGGAGCAGGGGCGGATGCTTACCAGCGCCCCATCGGCAGGCCGGTTGCCGGAAGCTTGCGCGTCGCCACAGGCGGCACGGAAGCGCCGGTTCAGGATTTCGGCTTCGATGCCGCTACGGGAGAGATTCTGTTCGGTGCCGGAAAGGCTCCGGCCGATGGACAGCCGGTGACGGCAGGCTTCGAGTTCGACGTGCCGGTGCGCTTCGACACGGACCGGCTGTCGGTAAGCCTCAAAGCCTTCAAGGCCGGACAGATACCTTCCATTCCATTGATCGAGGTGCAGCCATGAGCGCCTGTCCGCAGCCGCTGCTCGACCACTTCGCGCAGGATGTGACGAGCATATGCCATTGCTGGCGGCTGAGCCGCAAGGACGACCATGTGACCGGGTTCACCGACCATGACCGCAGCCTGGCTGTCGATGGAACCGTGTTCGAGCCCGAGACCGGCCTGAGCGCCAGCGAGGCGCGCCAGTCGCTCGGACTGTCCATGGATACCGTCGATATCGAAGGGGCGCTGTCTTCCGACCGCATAAGGGACGAGGACATTGCCGCCGGTCTCTATGACGGGGCAGCGGTCGAGACATTTCTCGTCAACTGGCGCAGGCCGGAGGAATTCGCCCTGGTCAGGACGGCGACCGTCGGCAAGATCACCCGCGCTGACGGGCGGTTCGTGGCCGAACTGGAAAGCCTCGTGCACAGGCTTGACCAGCCCAACGGGCGCTACGTGACGCGCAAATGCGATGCAGAGCTTGGCGACGGGCGTTGCGGGGTCGATCTCGGCCAGCCTGTTTTCAACGGGGCGGGTGCGGTGGAAGCTGTCGAAGGGCCGGACATGCTGCGCGTTTCCGGCCTTGGCGGTATCGAGACCGGCTGGTTCTCCTTCGGTACGCTGCTCTGGACGAGCGGTGCGCGGCAGGGGCGCATGGAGCGCATCGTCGACCATCGAGCGGGCGAGGTATCGGCCGTGTTGACATTGCAGGCGGGCGTCGGGCCGCCGATAGGTGCCGGGGATGCGTTTGCCCTCGTGGCCGGCTGCGACCATTCCTTCGCGACCTGCAAGGCGAAATTCGCCAATGCCTTGAACTTCCGTGGCTTTCCGCATCTGCCCGGCAATGACGCCGCCTATGCCTATGTCACCGATGGCGGCGTCTTCGACGGCGGCCCGGTGGTGCGGTGATGGATGCGCGGGTGGCGGCCGAGGCGCTGTCATGGATCGGCACACCCTACCGGCACCAGGCGAGCGCCAAGGGGATCGGCTGCGATTGCCTCGGGCTGGTGAAGGGGGTGTGGCGCGCGCTTTACGGGTGCGAACTGGGGGCGCCGCAGGACTATGCTCCCGATTGGGCCAGCGTCGATACGCGGGACGTGATGCTGGCGGGCGCGCGCCACCATTTCGAGGCATGCGGTGCCGACGCGCCCTTGTCTGGTCGCCTGCTGATCTTCCGCTGGCGGCCGCATCTGCCGGCAAGACATGCCGGTATCGCCGTGGCCGAAGACCGGTTCGTGCATGCTTATGAGGGCGGCGGGCAGGTGGTCCTGTCTGCCCTTGTGCCGCAATGGCGCCGGCGGATCGCCGGCGTCTTCGCTTTTCCCCAAACGTGACCACAGCCGGAGCATTTCATGGCGACCATCCTGTTGCAGGCGGCCGGAGCCTATCTGGGCGGCTTCCTCGGCACCGTCGGCGGTGCGATCGGCTCGGCCATCGGCGCCATGGCCGGCTATGCGCTCGACCGTGCGCTGATCAACGGCACGCAACGCATCGAGGGGCCGCGACTGGCCCACGCGCGCCCGTTCGGCGCGGAAGAGGGTGCGCCGATCCCGCGCCTTTACGGGACCGCGCGGCTGGGTGGCACGCTGATCTGGGCGACCCGGTTCGAGGAGAGCCGCTCGACCCGGCGTCAGGGCAAGATGGGCCCGAAAGTCACCGAATATTCCTACTATGCCAATGCCACCTTCCTGCTGTGCGAGGGCGAGATCGCGGGCATCAGGCGCATCTGGGCGGACGGGCGCGAGATCGACCGTGAAACGGTGCAGTTGAGGGTCTACAACGGCAGCGAGACCCAGTTCCCGGACCCGTTGATCGAGGCAAGGCAGGGGGCGGGCAACGCGCCGGCCTATCGCGGCACTGCCTATGTGGTGGTCGAGCGCCTGTATATCGGCGACTACGGCAATCGCATTCCGCAATTGCAATTCGAGGTGATCCGGCCGGTGGGCCGGCTGCACCGGGCCGTCCAGGCCGTGGCGCTGCTACCGGGCGCGACGGAATACGGGCTCTCGACCAGGCCCGTGACCAGCCGCAGGCGTCCGGGCGACGAGCGCTACGTGAACCGCAATGTGCTGTTTGCCGGAACCGATCTCGAAGCCTCGCTGGACGAATTGCAGCAGACCTGCCCGAACCTGAAGCATGTGGCGTTGGTCGTCGCCTGGTTTGGCGACGATCTGCGGGCCGGTGCGTGCACGGTCCGGCCGATGACGACGACCAGCGCCGGCGGCTCGTTTTCCGCTGACTGGCGCGTGTCGGGCCTTTCGAGGCCGGATGCCAGGGTTGTCTCCCAACATGACGGTGGGCCGGCTTATGGCGGCACTCCCTCGGACCGGAGCGTGATGGAGGCCATTGCCGAGATCAAGGCACGCGGACTCAAGGTGACGCTCAATCCCTTTGTGATGATGGATGTCCCGGCGGGGAACATGCTGCCCGATCCCTATGGCGAGGCACATCAGCCTGCCTATCCATGGCGGGGGCGTATCACCTGCGATCCGGCACCTTTTCAGCCGGGCACCACGGACCGGACGGCGGCGGCGAGGGCACAGGTCACGTCGTTCTGCGGGACGGCGCAGCGGACGCAATTCTTTCCTGCTGGCGACACGATCTCTTTCAATGGCGGGGCCGACTGGGGCTATCGGCGCTTTGTTCTCCACTATGCGCATCTGGCCGCCCGCGCCGGGGGCGTGGACGCCTTCCTGCTCGGCAGCGAGTTGCGCGGCCTCACCACCTTGCGCGACGAGGCCGATGCCTTTCCTTTCGTGGAGCAGCTTGGCTTGCTGGCGACGGATGTGCGGGCGGTCGTCGGGTCGGCAACGCGCATCAGCTACGGCGCCGACTGGAGCGAATATTTCGGCTATCACCCGGCCGACGGTTCCGGCGACGTGTTCTTCCATCTCGATCCGCTGTGGGCGCATCCGGCCATCGATGCGGTCGGCATCGACAACTACATGCCGCTTTCCGACTGGCGCGATGCGGACTATGGGGCCGGCAATCCGGACGGATTTGCCGGCCCTTATGATTTGCGAGGCCTACGGGTTGGCATCGCCAGCGGCGAGGGCTTCGACTGGTACTATTCCGATGCCGAGGCGCGGGAGGCACGCGCGCGGGTGCCGATTGCCGACGGCGCGCATGGCAAGCCCTGGGTATTCCGCTACAAGGATATTGCGAACTGGTGGTCCAACCAGCATTTCGACCGGGCGGGCGGTGTCGAGAAACCGGTTCCGACAGCCTGGGTGCCGAAGGGCAAGCCGATCTGGTTCACGGAGCTTGGATGCCCGGCAGTGGACAAGGGACCGAACCAACCGAACGTGTTTCCGGACCCGAAGTCGGCGGAAAACTCGACGCCCTATTTCTCGACCGAAGGGCGCTCCGATCTGGCGCAAAGCCGTTTCCTTCAAGCCCATTTGGCGCACTGGGACCCGTCCTCCGCCGATTTCGCCGGGGCGGAAAACCCGCTTTCGCCGGTCTATGGCGGCCGCATGGTGGACTGCCAGCGGACCTATCTTTGGGCCTGGGATACACGACCTTTTCCGGCCTTTCCGCAACGGACCGATCTGTGGTCGGATGGCGGCCATTGGAGCCGTGGCCATTGGCTGAACGGACGGCTGGCCAACCCCGACGTGGCGGCGCTCATTGCCGCGATCCTTGAGGATCACGGCTATGCGGACGCCATTGTCGGGGACATCGACGGTTCCGTGCATGGCTATGTGATTTCCGATCCGACGACGGCGCGGGCGGCGCTCGAACCGCTTGCTGACCTGTTCGATCTCAGTGCTCGCGAGGAGGCCGGCCGGCTGGTCATCGAGCGCGCGGGGGTAAACCGGAAACCTGTGCTCGATGTGGACGAGCTGGTTGTCGAAGACGAGGCGGCCACGCTGGAAACGATCCGCAATCCGGATCATCAACTGCCGGCCGAAGCCCTGCTCAATTTCATCAATCCGGCGAGCGACTATCAGGCGGCGGCCGTCCGACGCGCACGGGCAGGGGCGGTAGGCTCGCGCCAGCAGGTGACCAATTTTCCTGGTGTGCTTGAACCGGGGCATGCCGGTGCGTTGCTGGAGGATTGGCTGAAACGCGTCTGGTATCAGCGCGAGACCGTATCCTTCGCGGTGCCGCAACCGAGCGCAGATATCGTGCCCGGCGCGGTGGTGCGGCTGCCTTCGTCCGGCTCGGCCTCCGATTTCCTGGTGACCGGCACCGAGGACGGAATCACGCGTAAGGTCGAGGCGCGGCAGATCGTCAGCACGGCACCGAGCCCCTGGCGTGAAATGGTGCTGCCGGCGGCGGGCCCGCCCTCGCTGGTGGCGGGGCAGCCGCATGTCCTGTTCCTCGACCTGCCGGCAGGCGCAGGCGGGACCCAGCCGACGGACCAGTTCCGCGTGGCCGTATGGCAAAAGCCGTGGCGCAGCCAGATCGTGTTGGCCTCGCCGGAGGGGGAAGGTTTTGCATCCCGGCAACTGGTGACGCGGCCGGCATCGGTGGGGCAATTGCTCGAACCGCTTCAGCCGGGTTTCGAAGCCAGGCTTTCCCGCGGCGGATCGATCGAGGTCGAACTGTTCGACGCGGACGCGCAAAGCGTGAGCCTGTTGCAAATGCTCAACGGCGCCAATGCCGCCGCCGTCCGTTCGGCGGCGGGCATGTGGGAAGTGCTCCAGTTCCGGCGGGCCGAGGAGATCCAGCCGCAGAAATGGCGTCTGTCGGAATTGCTGCGGGGACAATTGGGAACCGTCGACGCCATGGCGTACGGCGCGCCGCCTGGTTCGGACTTCGTCATTCTCGACGAGGCGGTGGTGCCGGCCGGTCTCGGTGCCAGTGAAATCGGGCTCGAACTCAACTGGCAGGTCGGGCCGACGGGGATGGACATATCCGATCTCCATTTTGCCATCGGCCGGCATGTCGGCGGCCTGCGGGCGCAATTGCCGCTGCCGCCGGTGCACTTCAAAGCGCAGCGCGTCGAGAATGATGTGCTGCTGTCGTGGATTCGCCGCGGCCGGCTCGATGCCGATGGCTGGGATGCGCCCGATATCCCGCTTGGTGAAGAGCGCGAAGAGTACCGGCTTGAGATTGCCGGCGCAGATGGGCAGGTACGGCGCACGGTCACGGTAGCGGAGTCGCGCTGGCTCTATTCCGGGAATCTCATGTTCGCGGATTTCGGAACACGTCCCGAGGCGCTCGATGTGACGGTGCGGCAGTTCGGCGGGCCGACCGGATGGGGGCTTCCGGGAACTGCCCTGCTGCGTCTTTTTTAACAGCTACATAGGAAAGGAATGGCTGATGACGGCAACCAAACCCTGGTATCTCTCGCGCACCATATGGGCCTCCGTCGTCGCGGTGGTGACCGGCGCGGCCGGCATGGTGGGCCTGCCGGTCGATGCGGCGTACGGCGCCTTGATTACCGATACCTTGCTGCAGGGCGTGAGTGCCGTTGCCGCCCTGATCGCCATTCTTGGCAGGTTGTCTGCAAAGGACAGGATAGGCTAGGATCGCCCGCGGCCCCTCCGTCGAGGCAGGGTGCCGGACATGCGATGCCTGATTGGGGGAGAGATAGGCAGTGCGGCCAGTATTCATTTCACGTTCAGCCATGGCAAGTTAGAACGGCGAACATGGAAAAGCTACGAAACACGATCAGGTCGACAATGCTGGCGCTTTGCGCCTGCGCTGTGCTGGCGCCGCCGGCGGCCGCTGCCGACTGCTATTCGATCGGGCAGCAGGTCGCCGCGCAGAATGGAGGCACGCTGGCCAGGGCGTCCGAGGCCAACCGAGGCGGGCAGGCGGTGTGCGTCATCGTCGTGCTGGTTCCGGGCAAGGACGGAGAACGGCCGCGCCGCACCGAAGTCGTGGTGCCGAAGGGCTGA